CCAAAGGACGTCCATCGCGCCGGCCAGGTCGCCGCTGGCAATCGAGTCGTAGATGCCGTTGAACGTGGTGGTAGCGATCCCGGCCATGTCGCCGAGAGCGCCACTGAACGCCAACGTCGCTCCGGTCATTGCGCCGATTCCGACGGCCATTAGCCCGATCGGGTTGGCAAACGCCAGCAGGATGCCCATCGCGCCGCTGGCGATCGACAGGGCTTTTCCGAGCACGAACAGCCCAGCACCAGCGGCGGTGAAGACGGCGATACCTTGGGCGATCGATGCCACCATTTCTTTGTTGGATGCAATGAATCGCGTGAATCCGTCGATGACCGGGCCGACGGCCTGCGCCATCGCCATGAATGCCGGTCCGGTGGCGTCGGTGATCGCAATTGCCATCCGTTCCAACGACGCCCGCAGCGTGGCCAGCGCACCAGACAGCCCGCTGTTCATGGCGGCGTACTTGTCGCCCACCGTCATCGCACCCGCCATGCCTTCCCGCATGGCATTGAATCCGTCGACCCCGGCCGCCGTCATCACGGCAGCCGCACGGATGGCGTCCTGCCCGAAGATGCGGCGGAAGATGTCGTCCTTCGCCGCCTGGTCCATGCCCTCGAGGGCCGTCGACAGCGTGCCGATGATTTCCACCATGGGCTTCATGGTGCCATCAGCATTACGGAACGACTGCACCGACAGGCCGACCTGGGCCATGGCCTCTGCGGCATCGTCGGCGGGAGCCATCAGCCGCATGAGCATCGTCTTCAGCGACGTGCCGGCGTCGGATCCCTTGATGCCAGCGTTTGCCAGCACCGCAAGAGAGGCAGCCGTGTCCTGGATCGATTGATTTGCGAGGCCTGCAACCGCCGAGACTTGAGAGAACGCCTGGGCGATGCCCTCGATACTGGTCGAACTGGCATCGGCCGCAGCCGACAGCGTGTTGGCAGCGACGTCGCCCGAGACCTTGAAGACATTCATGGCGTCGGCCATGACGACCGCGGCATCGGCGACCGCCATCTGGCCAACCTTGGCAAACGCAATCGCGGCCTTGCCGGCACCGCCGAGCACCTGCTCGACCGACATGCCGGCCTTCAGGAGCTCGAGGAAACCCGACGCTGCCTCGGTCGGGCCAACGCCGAGCGACTGCGACATTGCCATTGCCGCCTTACGGACGGCGTCGAGCTCGGCGACAGTCGCCCCGGTGGACGCCTGGACGTTCAACAGGACGTCCTGAAACCGCGACCCGGCGACGCCGGCCGCCACGAGTGGGGCGGCCATGCCTGCTCCGGCGGCCATCATGCGGCTGCCCACGCCGGCCATCGCGCTGCCCAGCTTGCCGACCTGGGCGTTGACCTTGTTCAGCGTGGCGAAGAACTTGCGCGCGTCCGCGCCGATCTCGACGAATACCCCGCCCTGCCTGACGCGTCCCGCACTCATGTGTCAACCGTGTGCCAGTCAGGCCCTAGGAGTTTTTTGATTTCTTCGGGTGTCGCCTGACGCACCGACTTTTTCTTGGCGAACGGATGAAACTTGGACGCGTCCTGGGCCGGCTTGTGTTTGTCTCTGTGAATGTTGGCGAGCGTTGCGATGAGGTTGGCCGTATGCCACCAGTCGTGCTCTAGGCGGCTTTGGCGAGCGGCAACGAGTTGTCGGAGGGTCCACCTGCCGGGGTGGACTCCGAGGATGCCTGCGGCTTCCCAGATGGCATCCCAGACAGATCCGCCAGCTTGATGTCGTGCAGCCCTTCTTCGGCCCGCCCCATGAGCTCGGTCGTGACTTCCTCCATCTTGGCGGCGAGAAGACCGACCATCCTTCTCAACCGCTGGGGGAAAAAATCGGCGAGCTCCTGCTCGAGGGCCTTGGCCCCGGCATCTAGGGCGTCGCCCCGGAGGCCCTCCAGAAACTGCTCGCGGGTGAGGTTCTTTTCCTCGACCTGTTTCACAAGGACGGCGTAGAGCACCTCGCCGATCGTGGCGAACTGGCTCCGCAGCACCTGGAACGTCTGGGCGATGGAGCCCACGTCCACGAGGTCAAACGGCACGGCACGCTTGGTGCCGGTCGGGTTGCCGTCGCTGTCGAGTTCGTCGACCTGGACGGTGACCATGTCGCGGACCCGCAGGGCCGCCGCCACAGTCAACGCCAAACGCCACGGCCTGCCTTCGTCGTCCTTGAACTCTTTCACGCTACCCTCACTGCTTGAGACCCTGACGCGTCACCCGCGCCTCAACCGTGAACGTAGCCACTCCGTCAACCGGATCGCTCTCAGTGATGCCGGTCACCACGGCCGGAAACGACCACGCCCCGGCACCACCAGACACCGTGATGTCCGTCCCGGCTAGGAACGCGGTATTCAACGCCGCTGAGTCGGAGACGTCGTTGAACTCAATGGACACAGACACGTCGTGGCCGGTCGAGTAGACCGACGCGTAGCGACTGCCATATTCCTCGATGTCGATCGTGCGGGCCGTCTGCGTGAATGAGACGTTGCGGGCGCTGGCGATCGTGCCGCCGGCCGAGACGGTGCAGTCCTTGCCGAGGGTAATCGCCACGGGATCAGCCCTCCCGTGCGGTCACGGTGAAGGTCACCGCCCCGTCGATGCCGATGTTTTCCGTGACGCCCATGACCAGGAAACTGCTGGTCGGCGTGTTGCTCGTCAGTTGAGTAATGACGCCCGTGGCGTCGTGGCACTCAATCTCCCACATCTTCGTCGTGAACCCGGCCTTGTAGGCCCGGTAGCCGGCGGCCCCGGTCGCACCACCCTCGTTGCTGCGGTTGGTGACGTCGATGACCTCGCACTCTTCGGTGTAGGTCGCCGAGATAATGTCGGTGCCGAACGGAGGGGCAGAACCGTCCTTGCCGAGAACGATGGACATGCTGGGGCTCCTGGGTTAGGCGGCGTGACGGCTGGCGGATACGGTCCACGTCTGGATGCCATCGACGGGGTCGGCCTTGGCCACGCTGGTCACGACATAGGCGACGTTGCCGGTGACGGTGCCGGCAAGCGTAAACGTGTTGCCGGCGGTGACGCCGGGATCGTCGACGCACTCGACCTCGACGGTCTGCTCGATGAGTGCCTTGCGGAACTTCCGCGAGGTGTCGCCAAACTTGGTGACATCAATCTCGCTGGCCGAGTTGTTGACGGTGACGCTGCGAGCATTCGCAATGCCCGTGATCGTCACGTCCTTACCGAGGGTCACAGCCATGGGGGCCTGCTCCGTGTGCGGGGTGTGCCGCTCACGATAGGCCGGGCTGGCAGGCCTGCCGCAGGGGGTATGGCTAGGCTGCCTTCAGCGTGTCGCGGAACCGTTCCCGCACCCGGGCGACGATTTTTTGGACGCCGGCGGCACCCTGCATGTAGGGCCGTGCCGGATAGCGGGCGGTCTTGGTGATGGTGGTCCGCTCCCAATTGCGGGAGCGCATTCCACGCGACGTCCAAATGATCGCGCCGTATTCATACTTCCGGCCGTCGGCTTTCTTGCGTGCCAGGAATCGACCTTGAGAGTCCCGGCCGCCGTTGCGTCCTCGGCTTTTCTGATCAAGCCATGCGGCCCTGGCTGCCCCGACGCCGATCCGATACGCCGTCAATTTGAGCGAACCGCCGAACTCGTGGAGCCGGCCGAGCCAGTCGGCACGGTAAGCGCCAATGACAATGCTTTTCCGGGAGTTATCCCAAGCATCTATCACGTCTCGGTAGACAAAGCGTTTTGGCCCCCACGACTTGACCGGCTTTCCAGGCGGGCGTGGCTTGCCGCTGCCCAGCATGGTCAGGTCTTGATAAAGACCGCCGGCAAGTTCAACGACCTGGCCTGCCTTTACCGCTTTCCTGCCAGCCTTTGTTTTCGCTGGCGTCGCTTGGCCAATGCCTCGCTTGGCAGCCTCCTTGACGTCTAGCCCTACCTTGCGGAGGGCTTCGTAGTTGGCCTTCTCCAGTGCCCGCCGCACCTTAGCACGGTCGAAGAACTGCCCTTTGATCTTCGCCTGGAGAACGAGCTTCGCCTGCGTCTCGGCCGAGCGTGGGCGAGGCATTAGCGGTGCGTCCTATACGTGACCGAGATCACGGCCCGCCAGGCGTTGCGATCTTGGAGGGCGTCGTCAGGGTTGATCTCGATGGCGATCCCTTGCGGGCTCGTCGCCGGGAACTCCAGCTCGCCCCACGAGTGGGCCAGGATCACGTCGACCACTTCCTCGGCGAGCTCAAGCATCTCGTCGGCGTCCGCCGTAGCCGGCGTGTGCCTCCCGACGAAGACGTTCAGCGTGTAGTCGTGCTGGTGCTTGTCGCGGCTGACGCGCTCAATGGTGTCGCTGCCCGGCGTGACGATGATCACCGGGTCGCTCATGTCCTCGATGTCGAGGCTGGGCCAGTTCTGGCGAGAGACGGCCGGCTGGTCGTTGACTGACTCCCACTCCTGGGCAGCCAGCCCCGTAGCCAGGGCATCGGCCAGATCCTTAAGCAGGCTCACGCTGCAGCCTCCAGAATGCGTTCCATAGCCTCGACGTTGCCGGCCAGCCGTGGGTCTGCCGGGCATCTTCGCACGGCCTCACGGGCGAACTGGAGGGCCTCGGGACGCTGCCCGAGGTGCCAGGCCGCCACTGCCGCCAAGTCGTAGGCCCTAGTTGTGGCGTCCGGGTCAGTGGCGTGGGTGCTCTCGCCGCTGGCGTTGATGGCCTGCACCGCGAAGGCATGGCACTCCCGCCATTCCTGACGCTGGTAGTGCCGGAACGCCAGCTGCTGCCATGCGTCGGGCTCCTGCGGGGCTTCCCTGGCGGCACAGTGCAGATGCCGCTCGTCGTCCGTCAGCCGGAAGAGGGCCCGGTAGGCGTAGGACCGCTCGGTCTGGGTGCCGCCGGGCATCGTCAGGTAGTGGGTGAACGTGGCTGCCGCTGCGGCGTCGCCGGCCCATTCCATCTCCCTGGCGAGATACCACCACGACCGGGCGTCGTGCGGGGTCTCCCGCACGGCCACGCGGAGCAACAAGAGATCCGTCTTGTGTTTCTTGCCAGCGTCCCGGTGATGGTGGATCTCCAGGCCATCGACGAACCTCTGCCGCTTCTCGCCGGTCCAGCACAGCAAGCCCTCGTGCGTCGGGGACGACCAGCGAAAGCCCTGGCGGGCGTGGACCCGGTCGGCGTAAAACACCATCCCAGGCGACCCGTCGGGCTTCCAGGACCACACATAGCGATAGCGGAGGCAGTTGTGCTCCCCGTCCCACGCTCGCTCGAGGGCGTCCCGCCAGCCGGGCTGGAGCCGCTCGTCGAGGTCAAGCCGGACGCAGACGTCGACGTCCGCCGGCAGGTGGTAGAGCGAGAGGTTGTGGGCATCGTCCCAGCGCCACGGCACCACTGAGCCGGTACAGACCGTGACGCCCTGCTCGGCGAGGGCCTCGTCGGTGCCGTCGGTCGAGCCGGTGTCGGTGACGACCCGCACGTCGGCGTCCGCACACGAGGCGGCCCAATCGGCCACGTGCTTGCGTTCGTTCTTCGCCAGGGCGTAGACGCCGATCTTAAGCATGGCACTCGTGCCCCTCGTGCTTGACGTTGTTCACCTCATAGAACACCAGCGGTTCGTCGACTCTGAGCAACCGGGTGACCGTGCTGGCTCTGCGGTACAGATCCCAGTCGCTCGCCGACAGCGACCGCATGTGCCGCCCGACGTCATCCGGCACCCAGCGTTGCCACCCGCCCACGGTGGCAATGAGGTGCCGCGAGGCCAGCAAGGCCGACACGGCCATCGGGTTGAACCGTGGCACGCACTCGGTGACGTCGGTCACGCCAGCGGTGGCCGGGACGCCATGCGTCCCGTAGTAGTCGTGGTGGACGCCCAGGCATTCGCCGCCCTCGGTGCGGTTGATCACGCTGGCATTCATGAGCAGACAGCCGGGGTTCGCCCGCAAGGCCTCAATCTGCCGTGCTATGCGGTGCGGCATCCACTCGTCGTCGTCGTGGCAGTAGGCGAACCAGTCGCCACGGGCGAGGCACTGGGCCACGTTCATCGTGTCCCGCGACGCCGTGGAAATCTCTCGGCCGGCATCGTCGCGGAATGGCTTCTGGGTATGCGTCCCCCGCGACAGCCGCACGACGTTGACCGGCACGGCAGCGCCGGCGTATCGGTCATGTAGGCCAGCGTACTCGGGCTCGGGTGACGCATTGTCGACGACGATCACCTCGTCCACCGGATGGGTCTGCCGCAGGATGGCGTCAATTGCCCGACAGCATTTGTCGAACCGGCGATAGGTCGTCACGAGTGCGGAAATCTTCATGCGTGAAAGCCCGTAAGGAGCGTGGCGTCATGCTCTGCCTGGTAGACGTCGAACTTGTCGGGATGGTCCCGGTACATGGCCGACCACGTGTTGACCTCCCACGTGGCCGTGCGGCTCTGCTCCAGCTGGAGCGTCGCGTACTTCACGGTCGTCTCGTGGAACCAGTCCGCCAAGTCAGGCGGCACGATGACGACGCCGCCGGCGACATACCAGGCCGGGCTCGACCAGTTGATGAGCGGACGTCCGTTCATCGGCCAGATGCCGGGCAGCGTGATTCGGTCAGGCTGGGCAAGTTCGACCGCGCCGAAGAAACGCTTCACCATGCGGTCGGTAATGGCAGCCTTGAGGTGGAAGATCCCGAAGTCGACCCAAACCACGGTGTCGCCGGTGAGCGCCGCCGCCTCGGCGAGCCAGGCACTTTTCTGGTGCTGGACGATGCAATAGCTGACCGTGTCTTTGTCTGGACGGCCGCCCGGCGGGGCGGCGGTGAATCCCTGCTCGAACAGCCAGCACGACTGCAGCGAGGCCGCCATCGTAAGCGTGGACGACATTGGCATGAGCTCGTGGGCAGCGCCGTCGTAGAACGCCACCGTCGGCAGGCCCAGCCCGATGAGTCGCCGCCCCAGCTCGAGGTAGCGATCGTGGCTGCGGTGCTTGCTGTTCAGGCGGACATAGCCGGTGACAAGAGTCGCCATGCGTCCTCCGGGTCAATCTCTACCAGCCATGCCTCGGCGTCCCGCACGCCATAGCTGGCCACAAGCCGCGAGCCGTTCCAGCACAGACCGGCCGCAAACTCGATCGCCTGCCTTTCGCGAAACGCGAACGCCGGCGAAACCCGCCGCAGTTCAAGGTCGGCGTCGAGCCAGACGAACCGGTGCTCGTAGACGCGGCGGCCGTTGAGGGCGGCGACCTCGTGGACTAGGCCGAGCCAACCGTCGTGGAACGCCAGCAGTTGCGAGCCGCCGCGGAACCGCTTGGCGATCGCCGGCGAGGGGCGACGCTGGGAGACCTGCCACGCCCCCGGGATCGACCCGTCGGGGTCCACGGTCACGACGTGGCCGTTATGGTTGGACGCGTAGAGCCAGCCCTCGCGGCCGACGAACGGCATCCAGTTCTTCTCGTGCTCCTGGACGTTGATGCCGTCGAGGACCCGCAGGCCCGAGAAAGTGGCGGCCTGGACGTCCAGGTCCGCCGTCGCGATCCGGCAGCGGCCGTCGAACGGCCCCACGTCACGGACGGTGGCGGACACGCCCAGACCTGTTTGGGTATAGCGCAGCCGGCAGTCCTCCAGGCCGGTGACCGGGAAGCCGGTGTGCGGGTAGTCTGGCCCGCTGATGACGCGGGCGGACGCCACGGTCAGGTCTGGATGCACGACGACAAGGACGTTTTCGGTGCGGATGCAGCTGCCGTCGGCGGCCGGCATCTCATAGCGGCCGTCCACGATCTTGTAGTTTGACGACCGGACGAGGCACACCAAGTCGTCGCGGTGGCTGGCGATCGTGGGATTGAAGAGCGACCAGCCCTCATGGGCCGCCTCGACGTCAATCCGTTGGTGGCGAACGGTGGCGAGCTCGTCGAGCGTGGGCGTGTACCACGTGCGGTTGGTCCTCACCATGTGCTCGAGCTCGTCGGTGAGGTCGGGCCGGGCAAGAAGACGCTCGCACGCCCGGCGGCCGGCGGCATGCTCGCCCGCGTAATAGGCATGGGCGGAAAGGGCGATATCGTGCTCGACGCCAATCATGGCGGCCCAGTGTGCCGGGCCAGCCGCAGAGACCGCAGGGGGTCAGTCAGCTACAACCCCGCCGCCTCAACGAACGCGGCCTCTTGAATTTATTTTAGCCCAGCAGGACGTATGCCTTGCAGGTCACGCAGTCCCTGCCTCGTCGGGCGGCGGAACAATCTCGCCGTCCATGTAGACCCAGCCGATCCCCGGCAGCGTGTCCGTCTCCACCCACTCGCCACCGTGCGTGGTGGCTGCCCACTCGGCACTGTCGCAGACTATGACGCGAGCAACGACGCCCTCCACGATCTGCACGCAAAACCTCTCCATCACTACCTCCGAAATCGCACTACAACGACGCCACTCCCACCAGCGCCGCCGGTGACGCTACTGTTTCCGCCAGCACCACCGCCTCCTCTGTTCGCGGTCCCGCCTCGCCCACTCGAGGCACCGCCGCCAATCCCAGCAGTTCCAGACGACGAGCCGCCGCCACCCTGGCAATAGGTTGTCGCCGTGCCAGAAATGGAGGACGACGACCCAGCGCCACGCGCTCCTCCGGCCGCACTGGCAGCGTTGCCGCCAGCACCGCCAGCGCCGCCACCACCACCACCAGCAGAGTTACCGCCCGAGTCGAATCCGGTGCCGCCACTGTTGCCCTGCCCTGATGTTCCGCTGCCCGCCGAAGTGGCTGCCGATGGATTGTTTCCGCCGCCGCCGCCAGACCCGCCAGACCGGCCCGGTTGCTGCTGGTTGCTCAGACCTCTCGCACCGCCACCACCGCCGCCGGTCGCCGAGATGCTCAGTGCGGAGGAGCTATTGC